ATAAAGAATAATTCTTTAATGTTTTCTTACTAAGTCCTTCTAAATTTTTACATGCTATGTATAATTTTGCTCTTTCTAAAATATCACTTGTAGTTAATTCTGTACATTTTGTAGTTATTTCATAATCGTATAAAACTTCATCTATAATTTTTTTAATATTCAATTGTTTCTTAATATCTATTTCTAAACTTGGAAATTCAAGTGTAAACTTTCCTAATAATTTAATAGATACTTCTTCATTTAGCATAAATTCACCCCTTCATTTAAAGGAGCAGTAACTTATATCTTTTGTTTCTGCCTTTTCTTTAAAAATAAAAAATAGCAACACATAAAGATTTTATTCTTTATATGCTGCCTAAAAAATGATATTAGATATTTATTTATTCTACTAGATTATAACACACTATACTTTAGTTGCAACACCATTTGAATCAAATTTGTATCCATATAGTGTTGTATTGTGTGCCATAACTCCATTACCATATAAATAATAATCTTTTCCTTTCCATACTATCCAACCAGTTTTCATCCAACCATTATAATCAAAGAAATACCATTCCCCATCTATCTTTTCCCAGTCATTAGCTGTATAACTTCCATCCGAATGCTTATACCACCATTTTTTTGTATTTCCTTCACTTTCACCCTTTAGCCATTTTCCTGCTTTTATTCTTAACTGTTTAAAATCTTCTAGTGGAAACTTAGATCCTGGGCATTCTGTTGCTAATAATTCCTTGTGTCCATAAACAGGTAAGTTTCCATATTTACCTATTAAATATTTTATTAAATCTATCCCAGAATTATATTGTACTGTAGACATTGTTTCTTTCATATAATTACCCTCAAAACAAATACCTAGTGTATTTGTATTACTACCTTGACAATGAGCTCCTATAGCTCCATCAGGTCTACCTCTATAAATAGAACCATCTTTTCTTATAAAATAATGATATCCTATTCCAGCCCATCCATTATTTAAGTGCCAAGAATGTATATCTTCTACAGTACACTTACTAGCTTCTGCATGGTGTAATATAATTTTATTAGGTACATTTCCATAACCAAGTTTAGAACTTATAAATTTTAAATTTGTATCAATAATATTCATAAATACATCTCCTTCTAAAAATTAAAATAAGCAGCCATTAAGACTGCTCTAAATTATTCTTCTTTTACTATTTCTTTTTCTTCAATATCTGGTAATTCATCTGTCATTATGTTTAATAATTTTTCTATAAAAGTTTTCAGTTTAGTTGGTATAGGAGCTCCACATAATAATAGATTTTTTAATACACTTACAGCTTCATATAGTATAAATAAAATGCTGAAAAATTCACAAAGTCCTATTTTATCTACTCCTAAAAAGCTTAGCCATTCTTTTGGCAACATAAAAGCTAAATTAAATGTAATACACATATCTAAAGCACCCAAGAAAGCTATACATCCAAGCATAGCAACTTTTCTTATTCCTCCATCTATACCAAAGCAACTATTAAATTTCTTTTCTTTTACTGCTCTGCATACTCCTAAAAAAGTATCTAACATAACTACTATCATTACTGTTCTTATAAATAAATTGTTTTGTACTAAATTAATATATTCCATCATCTTTCTTTACCTCTTTTCTTATAAAAATAAGCATAATAAAAAGGCCCACATGACCTCTAAATTATGCTTTCATTTATTAATTTTTGAATTTTACTGCATCCCTGTAGCCTTGTAATATTATTTTATAGAAAAAGACACTAAATTTAGTGCCTCTTTAAATCTTTATTTCTTGTTTTCTTATATATATTTCCATAACCTCTTTGTAGCATTGTGAAATTTTTTCATGTATTTTAATTATATCTTGCTTTTCTAAATCTTTGAATCTATAGTCTAATTCTACTCTTGGTTGTAAATTTCCATTAATATTATCTAATTCTATAGAAAAAAGTTTCATGATTTTCACCTGCTTTCATAAAATGAATACTCACTTTAATTATATTTTCCTCAATAATACAAAATTATTTATAGATTAGATGCTTTTGATTCTATTTATGGTATTCTTAATTTTTCAATAAATGAACATCCCACCAGTTGGGGCTTCGTGACCACTAAAATCCTGTTAAAATGTGCATTTTATTTTAATACAAATAATAATTATTAATTGTATTAAATACTACTGACTTTTCGCCTATTGCGTAGCTTTACTTGCAATAATTTCTTGCTTTTGTTCTTCTGTAATCCATCTAGCATTAACAAATACATCTAAATTACTTTCTGTGTAAAGTCCTAACAAATAGTATTCTTTAATATAACTAATCATTTGTACTACCTCCAGCTATTTGTAATAATATTTGTGCATTTAATTGCTTTTGTTGCTCTAATTCTAGTTGCATATTAGCATTATCTTGCAATAACTTAGCGTTTAATATTTGTTGTTCTGTCGGCTTCTGTACTGGTGTAGGAAATAAATTTTCCTTTTCTTCATCAGTTAGCTCTACAACTTTACTGTCTACATATTTATAGTTACATCTACATTGCGAATCTCTTAAAGGCTTATCTTTGGGAAAATAATTTCCCTGTGCATGAGCATACATATCACCAGTACCCTCATCTATTTGCACATAACCAGTTGTATTTTCTAAGGTCAAATCACTTTCTACGCCAATAATACAATTATTTTTGTCTAATTTTACATATACTTTATATTTAAATTCTTCCATAATAACCTCCTAGTATATTTCCGCATCAGCTGTATATTTTTTTATTGCTGGTACAAAATTTATATCATTCATCCCTTCAGATGTACGATTAACAAATGGAGTAAATCCACTAGTTGTCAATGAATCATACCCTTTGCCTTGAATATATTCTGCATGACTTTCAGTTTCATCACTCCAAGTTATACTTAATGTTGGATTAATTCTCATTGTTACTGGAAAACAGACTGAGCCTCTATCACAATTACTAGTTGCTATTTTAAACAATACTTTATTAACAACATTTGACCAATTTTCTTCATAATAAAACCTCTGACATAGAGCTAATTCTTCACCATATAATCGTGGGACGAATGGTGTTGCTTTTGAACCTAGTTCAAATTTTGCATTTTCAAATCTTATATATAAATCATCTCCTACTGTAAATTTGTTATCTTCTTCTATCCTAAAAATGTCTATTCCTAACCAATCATCAGAACTCAAATCTCCAAGTGTAATCTGACATTCGATTAGTTGTCTTGTTGCCTTTGCTTCATATGATTTCAAAAATATATTTGCATTTCTGCTTGGAGACCATACTCTAATATAAGGACTTATTTTTACACCAGCACTGGTAGTCACATAAAATGATAAAGTAACAGTACTATTCGAAAAAATATTCTTAAGTTCTTGATTTAACTCAATTCTTTGCATAAACCAAAATCTTTTATTAGAAATTAATTTAATTTGAACGCCACCATTAGCATGTCTAACAATTTTACCTTTGTCATCACCTTCTACATCATACATCCATCTATCAGCAGTATATCCGTTAGTAGAGAATGATGTTCCCCTCTGCCAAACTGAAAAGCCACCATTTATAAATAAATTAAGATTCGCCAAATCTTTCAATTGCGTAGTATTATTATCTGCAATTTCTTTAACTTCTTCTATAGCTCCTGTAATACTTTTATCATTTGTTGTTAATTCTGTTGTTCCAATTTTATTATTTATGGAAGCTATATCTGTTTTATTAGTTTCAACTTGTTTGGCTAATTCTGTTACATCTCCAAGTTTATTTAACTCTTCTATATTATGTTCAGCTAAAGTATTTGCTTCATCTAAAGCAGTTTTATTGGTTTGTGCTAAATTATTTGCCTTATCTAACTCACTCTTGTTAGTTGCTGCTAAACTATTAGAATTATCTAATTCATTTTTAATATTAGTGGCATTAGAATTTAATTCTTCTAGTTCATTTTTAGTATTTGTAGCATTTTGATTGCTATTATCTAAGGCTGTTTTATTATTTGTGGCTAAAGAATTTGCTTCATCTAGGTTTGTTTTTAATGTATTACCAATATCTATACTCTCATCTAAACTTTCTTTTAAAGTATCTGCATTCTTTTTCGAAGTATCTAGCGCTTCTTTAGATGCATTCGCATTGGATATGCTTATATTAACTTCTTCAATTTTATTATTTGCATTAGTTACTGCTGTATTTATTTCATTTTCCTTATTTTCAGCGTTTGTAGTTGCTGCTTCTAATTCATTTTTTATCGTATTTGCTTCATTAGTTTTAGTTACTAATTCATCTTTTACAATTTTCGCTTCTTCTACTACTGCTTCTATGTCCTCAATTTGATCTAATTTATTATCTAATTGTTCTAATAACGTAATAGTTGCCTTACTTATTGTTCTATCAACTTCTAATGCTCCACTTACAACTTTTATATTTAAATTAAAACTACTTTTCTTTTTACCTGTTGTTTTATCTATAAATTGTAGTTCAGTTTTTACCATTCCACTTGTTGTTGTTAATTGTTCATCTGCTTCAACTGTAACTATATTATCACTAATACTAATATCAGTATTTTGTATTAATGGTGTATAGTCACTTTTTAGAGCTTTCAATCTACATTTATAATTATTTATATCTGCTACTTGTCCATTATTCCAAATATTAAATTTAATATTTAGATTATCAAGCTGTTTGCATGGTAACGTAACTAGTATATTTTGTTTTAGATCTAAATCTATTTCAAAACTTCTTATGTCACTCATTCATTTATTGCCCCTTTCTTAAATTTATACATTTTTTCCATCTATAATACGTTCTACAAATTCCTTTAGATCATAACCATCACTACCTATATAGAAATCTCTATAATCTAAAGTCAATCTACTTGGACTTATTTCACCACAGCTTATCCTTTTCATATTTGCAAGTGTATTAAAAAACATACTATTTTTACTTGTATCATAGATATTCAAATCATCTATTCCACAATTCTTTATATGAACTGTTCCATCAGATTCTATATAAAAAACTGTATTTCCCTTTTTATCTTGTATTTCTATTCCACCATCATATACTGTTAAACCATCACTAGAAATTTCAGTCATTCCATCACTAGCATCATTAAATAGGAACTTAAATGCACTTACGTTTTGTTTTAATTCACTGCTAAATTCACTACCACTAGACACTTTACTACTTATTTCATTTGCTAATTGTCTTATTTCTGAATTAAATTCGCTATTACTCACTTTTGTTGAAATCATTTCAGCATTTTGAGTTATTTGTGATTGCAAATTGTTTTTGGTATCATTTACCTCGCTTCTAATTTCAGTTGCTGTTTGCGAAATCGTAGAATTTAACCCATTTTCAACATCTTTTACCTCGCTTCTGATTTCAGTTGCTGTAATTTTTATCTCACTACTTAAAGTATTTTGTGCATTTTGTACTCTTAATAATATTTCTTGTTCTGTAATCTTAATCTGTTTTATAGTAGAATTAATTACATCAGTTAAATCCTTTTTGCTAAAACCAATTTCAACATTATCTACTGTTGTATAGCCTTCACTATTAACGGTATATTCTATCTTATTTACTCTACCATCTAAATCAATATTTAATTTCTTATGTTTTATTGTTACTGTATCACCTACATTTATTTTTTCTAAACATTTATAATCTTTATATTCTTCTGTTTTGCTTAATTCAATAAAATTAATTGCATAATTAAACGTTAATTGATCAACCTTATCATTTTTAAACATATTAGTACATATTTGTCGCATCAAAATGTATGCTTCCTCTTTTGTTATTTGATCATTCCCTTTTTCATTTTCCCCATCCCAAATATTAAGATTCAAATCAATTTCTTGAAAAAATCTCTTTTCATATTTATTTACATTTGGACTTTCAATATAATATTCTGGTAAATAGACATCGCCACTTTTAGGTATAAGAACAGTTGTTAAATCTGTATCATCTATTGTTTCTGTAATCCCTAAAATATTTTTGCCATATTCAATTACAACACCATTATTAGCTCCACGTTTATCAACTATATCAATAGTATTATTATTAATAATAAATTCTCCACCATAATTTTTAATTACAGAGTTATCATTATCTCCAATAATACAAGTAAGAGGATTTCCTGTTTCAGTGTTAATAACTACATTAGCATTTATATTGTTATCCAAAGAACCAACTGTATAATTATGTCTGTCTAAACAACTATTCAATATCTGTGTAATAGCATCTTTTCTAACCTTTCCTACTATTGTCATAGGTGTACACCAATTCGCCTTTAAATCTGCTAGTAATTTAGCCTGTGCTTCAACTGTAATGCTATTTTCATTTTTTTCACTTTTTATGATTCTAAAAAGCTGGTCAGGTCTATTATCTATAGTAGGAATACTTAGGATTGCACCTCTAACAAGATTGTTACTTATCTCCTTTATATCTTCTAATGGGTATTCTAGTTCTACTGTATAATCTCCATTTAATTCATCTAATACTTTACAGAAAATTATTTCATTTAAAACCCATTCATTATGTATAAAATTTGTTTCCATACTTCTAAATAATTTGACCATTTACAACCACCTCCATCTAGGAATTATTTCTAATTTAGTTATAGATCCAGTCCAGCTAATAGTATTTTTTCCAATAAAAAAAGCTGGCCAATCACCAGTCATATCTCTACCTTTATTAGTACTATCTTTATAACATTCTTTTATCTCACTATCCACTATTACATAATTGTCTACATTATTAACTTCAAATCTAATATTATTTATATTTATTATTATGTTTCCACTACCATAAATTTTAAAAAGTGGCTTACTCTCCTCAGTACTAAAATTAAATAATTCTTTACCACTAGCTGTTACTACTATAGGCTTTAATCCACCAACCATATATTTTAATCCTCTGCAAGTAAAAGTAACTGAAAAATGTCTTACGATTCTGCTTGTAGTTGTTGTGTTACCTATTACTACCGTTTTAACACTATAAGCACTCAACTCATCCAAGCTATAAATCAAATATTTATTAATATTGTTTAATAGCCACCTATCTATTCTTTGCTTTTTTAATAGATATTCTTCTGGTTCTGCAAAATACACAAAATCAACTTTAAATTCTACATCTGAAAATCCATTTTTAATAGTTAAGTTCTCCCCTCCATCTACTTCAATAGTATTGTAATTGTAATTAAATGTAGGTATTTCTGGAGTGTTTTCTATTATTAAGTCTAAATCATTAGAATTAATATTATTATAAAAAATATAACTTCTATTCATTACTTCCACCCCTTTCTACCACTATTAAAAGCAATATTATTACTTACACTAGGTGCAACTAATTTACCTACTTTTTTATTATCTAAATAAATCCCAATGTTTTTAAATGTTTCAACTAAAGAGTCCATTTTATTAAGTATTGCATCTAAATTGCTACCTCTAGAAATAGAATTATTCCCACTTATAGAATTTAAGTTAGTTCCTATATCCAATGAACTTGATTGTATACTTGGGATTGCTTCATTTGCTAAATTGTTAGCTTGTTTAGATATGCTACTTATAGTATCTCCAATACCTAATCCAAATCCTTCTCCTGTAAAGTTACCAAGTTCTCTCATAACTCTTGATGGAGAATGTATATCTAATGCCTCTTTAACACCATCTACAAAGCTATCGCATAATCCCCCAATCCAGCCAACCATTCCATTCCATGCGTCGCTGACACCTTGCTTTATTCCAGCTACTATGTTTTTACCTATATCCATCATTTTTGATGGAAGATTTTTAAATGTATCTACTATACCATTAAATACATTACTCATACTACTCTTAGCTTCTGTTAACATATTGCCTCCCCATGTAGTCATATTAGTTACACAATTAGTTAGCCATATCCATATCTTACCTGGGAGCTGTTCAAAATAACTAACTATATTAGTTATCCATGCGCTTACATTTGAACTTATCCAACTCACAACATTGGTTCCCCATGTACCTAAATTCGTTACTACATTTACAAGCCAAGTCCATATCTTACCTGGTAATTGGCTAAACCATGAACCTATAGAATCAATCCATTTTGGTACATTAGTAGTTAAATAATTAATTGTGTTTGTTCCCCATTCAATTATTTTCCCTAGTGCAAATCCTAATCCATACGCAATTTTATTTGGCAATTCTGCAAACCATGTATACATTGATTCTAACCAATTTGGTACGCTCTCTGTAAAAAATGTTACTATGTTATTCCATCCTGTTTGAAAGAAAGTAATTATATTTTGTATAAATCCATCTATAAAAGTTTTAAATTCATCACAATTACTATATAGCAATGCAAATGCCCCAGCAAATGGATTAACTATTAAAAGTAATAATTGTCCCCAGTTGTTCGTCACAAAGTCAATAAATCCTTGAAATACAGCTGGAATTGTAACAGTAAAAAATTTAACTATTCCGTCTATAGCGTTACCTATTGCGTTTTTTATTCCTTCCCATATTTCTGCCGCTTTAACTTTTATGGTATCCCAATTTTTATATAATAATACTCCTATTGCTACTAGTGCTGTTATTGCTGCTACTACTGCTAAAACTGGTAATGCTACTGCTCCTATAGTTACAGACATTGTTCCCGCAAGTGTTATTATTGTAGTTATCAAAGGAACTATTCCAGTTAAAATTCCTATAAGTATAGAAATTGTTACAACTATAGCCGTAATAGTTGCTGCCAAAGTTGGATTGTTAGAAATCCATTCAGCAAATTTTCCTATGATCTTAGCAATTATTTCTAGCAAAGGTGCTAAAGCTAATTTTAAATCTGCCATAGCTTTTTGCATTTGTACTGCTGGACTAGAATCTAAATCCATTATTGCTCCATTTAAATTATTTTGATTTTGCTCAGCAGTCATTAAGTTTTCATTCATTCCGAGAATAGTATCTGTGATTTTACTTCCATTTTCTTCCCAAAGAGTTCCCCATATAGTAGTCCCAATTTGATTTTGAAGTGTAGCATCATCAATGTCCGATACAGCTTGTGCTAATTCTTGCATAGCAATTGAACCTTCACTTCCACCTGCTGCAATTGCTTTTCCCCAATCACTTAATTGTTTTCCAGAAACATTTATTTGAGAAAATAATTCTTCTATTTCTGGTCCAACACCTTGTGCTATTTCAGACATTACAATTCTTCCTTCTTTAAGCCCATCTAGAAGAACATCAATATTCCAAGTGCCAGTTTCAACTCCAGCTGCCATTATACCTTGAATTTCCTCTGCACTATATCCAGCTCTAGCTAATTGACTTCCATACTCTGTAATTATGTCCAGCTGATCTGGTGGAAATCCTACTTTTAATAAACTATAAGTTAATCCAAGAGCATCTTCGTTGCTAATTCCTAAACTTTTTGATAATTCATTTGTTTCTTGTATAAGTTCTGTAAAATCTACATCTCCATAAGCAGCAACTATAGCTGACGCTCCTTTTACTACTGTAGCATTACTCTCATCACTTGCATCTTTATTTAATGCCCATTGTCTACGAACACCTTCTAAAGCCGCTTCTGCATCTACTCCATAGCTAGTTATATTATTAATAGCTTCTTTAACAGCTTCCTGTGAACCTTCATCTAATTCCATTGATATACTTAGCTTCGTGTTTAAACTTGATGTATCAAAAGCATCTTCTATTACATTAGATATACCAACTCCTGTTGCTGCACCTACAACTAACTGGCTTAATCCACTTCTTAATTCTCCAACTTTATCCTCTGCCTCATCTGTAGAATCTCCAAGTTCTTTCATATCTCTTTTCAATTTATCAACTTGGTTTCCATCATCTAATTTGGATAATGCTTCTTTCATATTTTTTAAACTTGCTTCAGTAGATTCTATTTCACGTTGTAATGATCTAAATTGTTTTCCATCTGTTTTGCCAGATAAAAAATCTTCTTCCACATCTTCATATGAATCTTTTAGATGATTTAATTTCTGAGTGGTGTTCTCTATTTGTCTTGATAATAATTCTTGCTTTTGAGCTAATGCTGTCACATTTCCTGGATCAAGTTTTAACAATCTCTCAACTTCAATAAGTTCCTTTTGAATATCTTGGCTTTCTTTTTTTATTTTGCTAAATCCATCAACTAACTCTTCACTACTAGTTTTATTTACTTCAAAAAGTTTATCTTTTAGTTTGTTTAGTGAAACTTCTGCATATTGAACTTCTCTCTGAAATGCTCTATACTGTTCTTCACCAATACTACCATTCTTAAACTGTTCATTCACTTGCTCTTGTGCACTTTTTAACGCTTGAAGTTTATCAACTGCATTATTAACTTGTTTTGCTAAAAGCTCTTGTTTTTGTGCTAATGCTTCAGTATTTTCTGGATCAAATTTCAATAACCTTTCTACATCTTTTAATTCTTTTTGTATATCTATACTTTCTTTAGTAATATTAGATAACGATTTTTGAAGTCCAGTTGTTTCTCCATCAATTTCAATAGTAATTCCTTTAATTCTACTACTACTTGCCATTTCCTCACCTCTCTTTCTTAGAATGAATCAAAATCTTTTTGCGTTGCTTTTCTAGCTCTTGTCTTTTTAGGATTAATCATATCTGTATATTCCTGTATATAATCTAAACACATTCCTATAGTCATATTCTCTATATCTTCCATAGTTAATTTGCATCTTCTACATAATAAAAGGAACAGTTCTGTTGTTATAATTTCACTGTTCCCTTGATTTTCATTTTCTATTTTTTTTTAGTTTGTATGCTTGAAATAATTAAATCTTGTATCTTTGGAATAATCTCCATCAAAGGAAACTCCTCAAATTCATCTAACCATTCTAATGGTTCTGGAATATTTTTATTAGCTGTTTTAGCTAATACCCAAATAATATTGTAAAATACTTCAAAATCTATTTTTTGAATATCTTTAGCTAAAATCTTACCTTTTCTAATATTTGCTAAGCTTTCCATTTTTAATATTTCACTAAAATAATCTTTATTAAATTGAGCTTTATATCGTAATGGAGTTGCTGCTGTAGATTTAAATCTAACTTCTTTTCCATCAATCGTTAATGTCTTTTCCATTAATTCACCTTCTTTATTACGCTGTTGTAAAGTTTATAATACTATTTGTTGTTAAAGAACTTCCATCATTGCCTTTGATTGTTTTTAGAACTGTAGCTATATAAATAGTAGTTGCAGATAAATTGGCATTTGGTTTAAATGTAACTATTTTCTTAGTATCATCAATAGATAATTTTCCCGGAACTTCAACTCCTGTACTATTCATAATTAAGAAATTACTTGCAACCACATCACTTTCATTTATAGCTTTGTTGAAAGTCCAAACAATACTAGATGTAACAGGAACGCTTGTAGCCTCATCTTTTGGTGCTATTGTAACGGTTAATGGTTCTGTAACCTTCTCATACACCTTGTTATACCAATTATCATAAATACTTTTGGGCACTGTTGTTGTTGTTTTAGTTCTAACTTTTAGGTCTGTAGGTCTTGGACTAGATACAAAACTTAATTCAATAGTATTTGGCTCTACACTATCTGTTTTTGTAGTAGATCCACCAGACGGTCTACTTGCTTTGCAATAATAGTGTACATGCCTTATCTTTTTTATATCACCATCAAATTCAAACATTAATGCAAAGTAACTCCCCTTTGCATCTGCTTTTTCTGTAACAACTCCATCATCTTCATCTTTTTCTTCTCCTAAAATATCTATAGCAAAAGATTCTGGCATATTAGCAAGTGTTAATTTCCCATCATATCCTTGATTATTATCTGCACTATAATATAGCATGTCATCTGCATAAAACTCTGTTAAATCTCCCCTTGCATCTAATGTTAATTCTGTACTTCCTGGTAATGGTACTGGCTTACTATAATTAATGCTTCCATCTTCACTAATTGTTATTTTTGAATAGTGTGCATTCTTTAATCCATACGTAACTTTGTTTTCTGCCATTTATATCAACCTCACTTCGTAAATTTTTTGTAATAATTGCTCTGATTCAATCCATGTTTCAGTAGTTTCATAAGCAATATCATTTTGATCTAATAAATCTTCTAATTTCTTTTCTGCTGTTAAATCTTTTTTAGCTGTGTATAATTCAATTTGTAAATTATCACTCTTTTTATATACTTTATTATCTGCTTTAAAATTAGATGAATAAACACTCAAATAACATATATAAGGTGGAGTAGGTATTGTGGTATTGGTAGTTTCAGTAAAATGAGAATAAGCTACTGGATAACCAGTAGCCTTTAGAATTTGGTATATATCATTTAATGTCACCCTTGTATCACATCCTTTGCTGCTTGAGTAAATTCTTCTATTACCATTTTCTCTACAGTCCTTATATGCGGCCGTGCTGAAACCCTTCCACCATTTCTTTTAGCATATCCATCTTCTAACAAGTGTGTTAATTGGTAATCTGTTTTATTATGGATGACTTCTTTACCATCAATATTACTTTCTGTCCATCCTTTTGCATAATCTCCTGTATTTTTAGGACTTATTTCTTTTAAAATTTTAACAGCATCCTTTGCTATTCTTTTTTTCTCTTTTTCAATTCCTTCTGTAACCTCATTAGTATACTCTGCCAAGGCCTTAACAATTTCATTAGATAACCCTTTTATTTTTGTATTAGCCATTACCTATCACCTTCTCACAAGTTAGCTCTAATTCTTCAATATTTTTACGATATGTCCTTATAACTTTATATCTATTATCCTCAAATTTTACTATTTCTTCGCCACTGTATTCATAATCATGAATAACAAAAACTAAAGACGGTTTAAGTCCAGTATTTGCAGCATTATAAAATTCACTTCTTGAAACAGATTTAACATTGCAGAATACTTCTGCTTCTTTTTCTGTAGGAACTTGATTTCCTATATCATCAAACTCAAATGTTTCACTTATTAAAATTAATTCATTCTGCCACATTGTAATCACCACATAAACTTAAAGATTGTTTTAATAAATCATAAGATTTTTGATATTTCTCACTATCATTGTTATCTATTCCAAAATTAGCTTTACAATAAATAATTATTGCACGTTGTATTAATGTATCTTCTTCAGCTATTTTTCTAACTCCACTTATACTTAAATCTATTTTACAAGCTTCAATTAAATCTTCTATTTCATCATCAATAGAATTTATTTTAATTCTTAATGCCAGTTTTACCTTCTCTAACATAATTCCTCCTTATAATAAAAGCACCTAGCTATTTACTAAGTGCTTCAATAAGTTGAGTTTTATTCATACTAGAATATCCATTAATATTATTTTCTTTAGCCATTTGTCTAAGCTCATTAACTGTATTATTGGAATAATCTATTTTTGAATATAGCTTAATTTCAATTAAGCGTTTTTTTTAGTTATAGTTACTAGAGAATTCTTATCTACAACCTTACCATCTGCTAACATTAAAGCTTTAGTTACTAAATCATCTGTATCATTATCTTCATATCTCTTAATAGTCATGTTTAAATTTGTATTAAGAACATAATCACTAGGATTAAATAAGAATGCTACTATTTTATCTGCATCAACAGTATCTGCATATGAATCCATATAGTCATTTAATACTACTCTTCTTCCTAATAGACTTCTATCAGCTTGACCATTGATTCCATAATTTACTCTTGCAATAGGTTGCCCATTTGTATCAACCATTCCTACAAATGCCATAAATGTCTTTTTAGTCATAAACCATACTGCCCCATTTTCATAAGCTAGCGGTAATGCTGCTTCTGCATTTATTAATGTTTGATATTCTAATTTACTACCAGCTGCCACATCAATATTTTGTCCTTCTGCAACAGTTTCTGTTAATATTCCTTTTGGCTGACCAGAACCAGTACCTTTTATAATTGATAATTCTAAAGCTTTGGTCATTGCTTCAACTACGTTATTTATAAAAGTAGTTTCAAATACTGGCAAAGCCATAGTATCCACTTCTAACGAATTAGATATAGCACATCTTAATTTATGATATGCAAAAGTAATAGATCCAGTAGTTTTCTTTTGTTTCTCTGAAGTTGCTCCCTCTGCTACCCAAGTTGCAGTTGGTTTTACTGTTGATGTTGGAATAGTTAATCCACCTTTATAAGATGTTCTAGTAACTAAAGGAAGTATCATTCCCGTAGATTCCATCTTTTCAATTATCTTTGATAATACTGTCTCTGGTATCATTTCTCCAACATCACTAGTTTTTGTTGGCCCAGCTGCATTTTTAAATTCTCCTGGAATTGCAGTCCCCTTAGTAACATAATTCATGAATGCTTTTCTATATTCAATAGTATTAGAAAAATCCTCATTCTTATCTGCTCCAAATGTATCAATAACAGTTCCTTTAATATTATTATTTGATAAGTTAACTAAATTAGTAATTCTATTATTATCTTTTAATGCGTTTAAATTTGCTAATGCTTTAGCTTCATTTTCATACTTATTATCTAATTCTGTAATCTCCTGCATCTTAGTTTGACTTTCTTCTAATTTTCCTTCATTAATCAAATTTTCAGCTTCAGTATAAAGTCCATTTCTTAATTCTAAATATTGTTCTTTGTTCATTATTGAACGCCTCCCTTTAATTTAAGTAATTGTAACTTAGCTTTATATTTTTCAATAAAAAAATCATCTTCGGTTTTATTCCTTGGATGATTTATAACTGTATTATAATTTTTAAAGTTTGATAAAGTTTCTCTATCTATTTTTCCTACGCTATTACAAAATTTAATAGCATTGTTTTTAAGTGAATTTAGTAAATTTGAATCTACATTTTCATCACTATACATTATTTCATCTATTAATCCTAATTCCAATGCTTCATCTGCTGTAAACCATGTTTCTTTATCCATCAACTTATATGCTGCATCTTCGCTCATTCCCGCTTTAAGCATATATGCATTAGCAATAGTTTTATTTGCCTTTTTCAAAACTTCTGCTGTATGTTCCATATCTCTATAGTCTCCACTTACATTAGTTGATACATTGTGTATCATTATTTCAGCTAAAGGAGACATCTTACACTTACCTGCCATAGCAATTACGCTAGCTATACTAGCACATAATCCATGAATTTCTATTGTTACTTCTCCATTATAATTTTTTAACTCATTATATATTTCACATCCTGCAAATACATCACCTCCACCACTATTAATTTTAATAGTAATAGGCTGACCATTTGCATTCTTCAATGCTCTTACTACTTGACTAGGTGAAGTAGCTTGTATTCCATACCAACTATATACCCATTCATTACCACTTGGGACTACCTCCCCTTTCACATCAATATAAATCATTAATCATCACCTCCTTTACCTATTGCAACAGTATCAAGTCTTCTTAATGGCTTATCTCCACCTTCAATTGGTGGTAAATTTAATACTTCTCTCCACTCATTCGGAGTCATAGCAGATCTGTCTACCATAGCAACTAATCCAAGCTTTGTACTCATTGAAGCATATTGAAGATTATTCGCTGAATAAATAATTTTATTTCCAAATCCTCTTTCTCTTCTAGTAAATATCTTTCTAGTATCCTCATTGCTCCATTGCATAGCTAATGGCTCTATTTCACTTTCATAATAAGAATTCCACTCATCTTCATTGTATTTACTTTGTACAATTTTCTCATTCGTATTAAAAAATGAATAAATCCTTTGAGTTGTTCTATCTATTACAGCTGCATTAGGAACATAATCTTTAGGATCTATCTGTATTGCCTCTGCTTTACTATCTATACCTGCTGCCCCTCCACTATTCTCTATATTTAAGAATGTTTCTGTAAATTCATTTGTTTTAGCCATTATATCTTCTGGTCTCATATTACTATTAAATTTTAATAGCCATTTTATGATTCCACTGTTTTTAATAGCTTTGACTATACCTTGGTCAGTAGTACTTACAATATCCATCAATGGTAATAACGCTTCTTTAGGACTATCTCCAAAAATATCATTCTCGTTAATATCTTGCCTTAGATGTATTATATCTGTATATGGATAAATTACTACAACTCCATTCCTATTAGTAAATTTTAAGAATAATTCCCCATATGAGTTATATATAGCTTCAACTCCAACACATGGAATATTGTACATTTCAACAGGATATCCATTTTCATCTCTTACTAATAATGCAAATGCATTGTTATTTAGTGCTAATTGAGTAGCCATCTTTTCTCTAAATACTTGACCATTCATATATGGATTAGGTTCTTCATATAAAAATCTTATAAAAGGTTCTGGATTAACACTAAATCCATCTTGTTTATTATCTCTAATATGTTGTGGTACTAATTTTCCTATAGCTTTTACTTTTGGTCTTATACAAGCTCTTACTATATCAGATTTATATGTGTTTCCATTCCAGGCATAAAATCCATTTCCTTTATCTTCTATCATTTCAAATCTAGTTTTAGATATATTTCTATTAAAGAAATTCTTTATGAACTTCAATTTCTCACCACCTTCCTAAATCATATTTTCATATTCACTCATCTTATCTAGCAATACTACATATCCAATTATTAAAGATACGCCACCATCAATACGCTTTCTATTATCTACGCCTTTTATTGGCTGTATATTTCCATTAATATCTGTTTTGATTTCCATATTTGAAAGACACCATTTATCTATTGGGTTATTGTTATATATTATTTTATTGGCAATCAAATCTGCCTTTAATTCTTTCATTGGAAAACTTAATGTATAAACACCTTGTCTAACTGCAATCATAGAATCTGAACCAAATTCATCTTTAAATGTTTGTAGCAGGCTATCATCTACGTGCCAAGGATCATAACCAATCCAAGGTAAATAAATATCATAACTATATCTAATCTCTTTGAACCATTCAAATATGTCATACTTATTTATTTTATTACCTGGACACACTCTCAATAACCCCTGACTTTCCCACAATTTATATGGAACTTGATCTTCTTCTTTATTTGTTTCCTCATTATTCAATTTTTCTTGTGGTACAAAGTACATCTGAAATACATATACATTAGGATCATTTATTCTCATACAAAGTACTTTTGCTGATGCTAAGTCAGTAGTTTCTGCCAAGTCAAAACATCCTATTCCATATCTGAATCCCATAGATTTAATATCAAATGTAGTTTCATTATTAAGTTCATCCCATCTGAGCCATGCACTAGCTGAATTTTCTTTCATATTAAAATCTTTTACCATTACAGTTGCTTTAAATGCTGCATCATTTTTTGCTTTCTCAACACAATCTCTTAAAAAAGAAAACTTCTTTATACTCCCTAGTCCTGGATTAGCTTTAATCCACATATCTTCCTTATCCCATTCGTCTTTATCATCAAGCTCATAAATAAAAGCCAAGAATCTATCATCCTTGACTTTGCCATCTAATACTTTGCACGCATATTCATATTGTGAATCGAATATTGAGTTTCTTATAAATCCATTTGTTGTTATACAATTAAGCAATGGTTGATTTCTACTTCCCATAGACTGTTTCATAAGATCATATAAATCTCTGTTTTTTATAGCTCCTAATTCATCTATTGTAACCATATGAGCATTAAGTCCATCTAAACCATTTGTATTACTGCTTAATGGTTTTATAGTTCCATAGTTAAATGGAATATATAAATCAGATTTTCTTTTCTTAAAGTGATTACTTAAATCCTTAGACTGCTGAACCATTTTATAACATTCATTAAATCCTTTAGCTGATTGCTCTGCTTTTGTTGCTACATTATAAATTTCTGGAGAACCTTCACCATCAGCAATTCCCATATATATTTCATCACATGCTAGTTCTGTAGTTTTACCATTCTTACGCCCTCTTATGTCTAATACTTCTAAGTACTGTCTAAATCCTGTTTCAGCATGTACAAAACCAAATACAGCTTGATGTTTAGCCTTTTGAAATAATTCAAGCTTTATTGGATTTCCTAATTGTCCTTGCGCTTGCCTACAAAATGTCTCGATAAATTCAATAGGATCATTGGCTGAATCTTCATCAAATATCCAAGGATAATATTTATCTGGATTTTTAAGCTTATCCATTAATATAGAATATTGTTGCTTTATTCTATGGCAAGCAATTATTTCACCAGACATTATCTTTTCATAATATTCTTGTATATATGTCATTTTCTACTTTTCTTTCTTTCAAGATATTGAGTTAATGCATCCTGCTCTTGCTTAGCAACTTCTATTGGAAGTAAATCTAGTAGCTGTTTCATTACTTGAGAATATCTTTGTAGAAAAGTTGTATATTGTTTTGTTTCTGGACGTTCTCTCATAAATGATTGCTCTCCTTGTTCAAACAATTCAGTCAATCCATTTTTAATTAGGTCTTCTTCTAATTCTTCCAAAGTTATTTTTGTAAATGCTGCTCTATTAATTAATCCATCAATAGCTTTCAATTTATCTCTTGAAAAATCCTTATATAATTTCTTAAGTTTGTTTATCTCTTGCTTAATCTTTTTTTCTTTTTCTAAACGTTCGGAAATACTCAAAAAACATCCCCCCTCATTTTTAAAAATTTCATCCGGAGGAAAATTGTTGTCCTCTCCTCGGTCTCCTATAGCCACCCCATAGAATTTTTTTAGGGGGGCTATGTCGTTGGAATCAATTCTCCTTTTTCATTAAATTTAAAACCCTTTCTAACTGGACTTTTCTTTTTAAATCTTCCATGTTCTTCATTGTGACACTGCTGACATAAATATTCTAGGTTGTTATGATTCAATGACACATCAGGATCATTAATATTTCTTGGTGTTAAATGTTTCTTATGATGAACTATATAACCAGGTTCTCCACATCTTTCACATAAACCATAAACTGATTTAATATAACTGTTCTTACATTTAATCCATGCTGAACTATTATAGAATGCTTTAGCATATTCCTTAGCCATAGTTATTTACCTTCTCCTATAATTTCAAGTCCATTTGGAATTATAACAACCTTTGTATTTAATTTTTCTGATAGTTCTTTTTCCTGTTCTTCTATTTGATTTTTACTTAAGCTCTTTGTCGCTTTTAAAATTATCACATAAACCACCTACTTTATCTTTGATTTAAAATAAACTTTTGCACATTCTTTAGTCATTACATATCGCCTCTAAATAATGTGCCTTGCATCTCCTGCATATATCAATACGCTTTCACGTACTCTAACATATTTCTTTAAAATGTTAGTGCTTGAAATCTAACCAAGACAGCTCATATAATCTATAAGTTATTTTTTATATGATACCAAATTGGTAGATAATCATTTTTACTTTTTTCTTGTGCCTCTTTTATTGTATTTTCATCAAATGCTAGTAATAGAGAAACTGCTTCTAATACAAATTCTGATTTTCCCATACCTAATTCTTTCGCTTTTCTTTCAACATCTTCTGTATGCCATTTGTTAGATGATGGAATAGTTAATTGTATTTTTTCCTGTGCCATTTTACCATCTCCAATACTATATATTATGAACTATTAATCTTTAAATGTTCGTGTTTACCCCTTTTGAGTTTTACATATCTATATACTTTGTAAAACCTAATTATATTTTTTTCTACTTTTATAAGTATCACTTTTTTTATCCATATCTTTTACATGGACAATTTATGTAAAACTTATAAGAATAAAAAAATAAAGTTCATCATCTTCTCTTAAATGATAAACTTCTAACAATACTATCTTTACTATCTTGAGTTACTCCAATATACCTTTTAGTAACAGATATATCACTATGATTTAATAGATCTTTAATTGCAACTGCATCCATGGTATCTTTATATAACCAATATCCAAAAGTCTTTCTTAATGAATGACATCCAATACTATCTTTATAAGAAAAATAATCAGCAGCTTCATTGAGTATTTGCCATGCTCTTTGTCGTGATATTGCTTTTTTCTTTCCATTTTCATCTCTTTGTCGACTTTCAAATAAAAGATTATAATCCTTCATATCTTTTGTATATTCTTTATATATTTTCTTTAATTCATCATTAATTGCAAGTCTCGCTTCTTTTCCTGTTTTACTTTCTCTAAAATAGATATATTCTTTATTCCTAACATCTCTTACTCTAAATTCCAACATATCTGAAATTCTACGCCCTAAATATATTCCTGTCATAAATAGTACATAGTCTCTGTAATTTTTAGCTTTTAAATAATCCTCTATGTCTAAAATTAAATTTTTATCTCTTATAGGCTCTACTGTATTCACTAAATTCACCTCCTTTTTTCACTATTATTAAAACATTCAAGAATATCCCTATAAGAATATTTATTATAGAATACATTAAGAGTTTCACAATTATGTTTATTAGTACAATTAATACAAAGTTCAGGAGACTTTGCACAAACAACTTTGTTATTTTTAAAATTTATATTTAGTTTTAAACTTTCTCTCTCGCTCATGCTTTTCTCCTTCCTGAATAAAATAAAAAGCACATACAATAAATTTGCATATGCTTTATTTCTTTATATTCATATATAATTTTTCACCATACCTAAATTCTATATTGTTTTCTGAAATTTGTATACAAAATTTTCCCGTTTTACTCCCTAAATAGTCATAAAATAGTCCCTATTTTGTCACATCTTTAAAAATAACCAAAGACTATTCCAAATTTATATAATGCATCTCTTTTTAAATCATAATATTTATTTTTATTAATATTTAATTCTTCCATAACTTCATCATTGGTAACTACTCCATCCATAAAATATGCACTTTCTATTATTTTTTTACTACTTTTATGTAGTCTATCTAATACATAATTAACTTTATTAACAAGTATTCTTTTGTATTCATCATTAATTACATTATCTGCAACTGGATCTGATATCTTATTTGTTAAAATTCCATTTGGTATTGATGCACTTCCTAAACCTGGCATTTCAATTGAAATTTGATAATAAGGATATTTCCTTAAATTATCCTCTATTT